TGTTCTCTTGCATAGTTCCTTGATTATTGATTGTAAATTTACTCATCAGGTTGTCTGCCCATCGGTCCTGCCTTGCCTCAGCTCGCTGGCGCACTATCTTCGCGGTGTTGCTGCCCAGCTCCTTATGGATGCGGGCATGACAGGCGAAGCACAGACTTTTCAGCCCTTGAAGTCCGCAGTCGATGGCCAGTCGCCGCATCTCGTCTTTGGTTCGGGCGGTCTCAATCGGCACGATGTGATGCACGCAGCGGGCAGCGGTCACGATGCCCTGCTTCATGCACTCTTCGCACAGTCCGTTGGTGCTGCGGAGCTTCGCAATGCGCAATTCCTTCCACTCTCGGCTGTTGTAGATGTCGGCCTTATCCTTGGCTACCTTGTCGCTGACCCCTCGCCAGTTTCGCTTCTTCATATTATTTCTTCTATCCATTGTCTTACCAGTTCGCGCATATCATCGAAGGTGATGGGCAGTTGCCTGTGGAATCCCTCGCTGTCGGTCGTGGTGATCAGCCAACAGTTGCGGGCTTTCTTATCGCGTTTGAGAGTCACCATAGCGGTAGCAAACTTTTCACTTTTAACTATTAACTTTTAACTCTTACCATCACCATTCTACTCCATGTGGTCGCCACCCCAACGATTCCAGATACTCTATCGTTTCGGTGTTGGTCTTCTGTTTGGGTTGGGGTTGCTCAGGGTGTGGCAACCTGTAGTCTTGCTCTTCAATCATTGTCGGTTTGGTCTTTTGATTGCTGTGCCTCCACGTCAGCCGCCTCGCGGTCGTTCTCATCGAAGACGATGTGCGTCTGAATATCGTCGGGACTTACGTGCTTCTTTCGCTTGGATGGGTTGCCGTAGTCATGGATAGCTCGCCCGAAGTCGGTATGGTTGCCCATCTGCGGCCCCTCCTCTTGTAAGTCTTCGTCAAGTTGCTTCAGCTTGAACACGTCGCACAAGGTGAACAGCGTTTCGCGCATGCTCTCAGTTCCGAGGGTGTTGCCTATGTCGCGGAGCTCTTGATAGAGCCCTTTCATGGTGAATTGCACTACACACTCCAATATATCATCTACGCAATAGGTCTGAGTTGACTTTCCTATGAATGGTTTATTGATCATGACAATGCCAAGTCCTTTTTTACCTGGCTGTTCGAGTAGGAGCACCATCTTTGCAATCTGCTTCCGGCTTTCCACGTCGGCAAAGTTGAATGCGTTATGCCAGTCGGTCTCTACCTTCAGCAGGTCGAGCATGATGCGCATGTCGTGGCTGATGGGGCCTGTATGCTTTGCACTCTCGATGAATGCATGCACGAACATCTTCAGCAGGTTGTTCGCATTCGTGCCGTGCTGCAATCCTTCGGCAAGGATGTTCAGCAGGTCGTAGGTCTCTTGCGTCACCTTTACTGACAGCGTTGCGTTGCCGCCCTCATTCACTTGTTTCTGTCTGCTCATCTTCATGTGTTTTTCTGAAGTTATATTTGTTTCTCAGTATCTCGCGCCACATCCTCACGCGAGGGTCTGCCATTTCTATGGGGTCAAGGAATGGCTCGTCTGTGTTCCAAACCTCGGTGATGATGTCGCCTATCTTCACAGGCTCATGGGCATGGGTCGCGCCTATCTCACCACCTGCCGAAGCATCTACAGAGGTCGCGTCCTGCCCGTTGCCTGTTGTCTTTCTTGGCTTCTCGCCAGTGGTCATCATGCGGATGGCAATGTCGGCCACGTCGGCCTTGTCACCGTCATCCTCGCGCCAACAGGTGTCGAAGAAGTGTGTATATACTCGGCACTTGTCGTAACCCAGTTTGTCGGCCACCTGCTGCCATGCCTCGCGCCCGTCCTTGTCAGGCCATAGCCAGATGATGCGCTGTTGGTCGATGAGCGGCTGAAGGCTGTCGAGTTGCAAGTGCTTCAGACCGCCACAAGCCAGCCATAACTGAGAGTCGAAGTTGCCGTAGTAATTCGCCATCACGAGGGCTGTCTTCTCGCTCTCCACGATGTTCACCACCGCCTTATGGTATTTCGTCAACAAATGTGAGCCAAACAGCGGCTTGATGATCTCGTGTTTCTCGGGTTCCAGTCGTTGCCTCACTCCATCCTGATTGTATATCCATCCGGGGTGTGCCTCCTTGTCGCGGTGGCCATACTTGGGATGCCCCTGTGGGTAGAACTTCATCAGCTTGGCAGCTCGCGGCACGCCGTTGTGGTCTATCTGCCAGAACACCACGCGACCATCCTTCCAACCGCCTACGCAGTAGAGCCACAGCGTTTCGTGAGCCCTTGCCAGCTGCTCAGTGTCCCACGGCAACGACATATACCACGTTCGGAAGGTCACCTCTCCCCATGTCGCAATATCCATCGTCCGCTTCACGTAGCTTCGTGGTATCTCAAGCACGGGCAGCGGTTCGGGCTTCGGACGCGGTGGCGGTGGGGTGTAGTTCAGCGGTATGTCATCGACTGGCTCATTGTACTTCTTACCCAGCCATCGGATAGCATCGGGGAATGACAGCCGCTCGTGCTCCATGAGGAACTGAACGGGTCCACCCTTTGCGTCGCACACGAAGCAGCGGTAGGTGTTGCCACCACGCGCCTCGGGGATGGTGGAAGGTCTCACGATGAAGTTGCCGTCGTGCTTATCATCGTGAAACGGGCAGATGCCTGTGAGGTTCACGCCTGCCTTACGGAGGTCCACGAAGTCACTAACGACCTCCTCAATCTTCGCGCGGTCAATGACTCGCTTTACTACTTCGTCGGGTATCTTTGGCATAGGCTGAAAACTTGATTACTAATGAAGGTGATGCCTTGATTAGTATAAAAGGTTTTGGGTCGATTATCTGTGAAACAATAAACGCGCGTGTGCGTGTGCGTCACGCGCGTCGCCCGCTTGCCGCTTGCATCCCTCCACACCCCATCCCCCTATATAATAGGGGGTGGGGGTGTGGGGTGCGAGGGGCTATGCGGAGGTGTCAATAACATGATGGTTGGATATTGGCTATCATTTCTTGTCGTTTGATGCTATCTTCAGTCAGCAGATCAAAGGTGGTCTTGCGACTGTTTATGTCGGACATTCTTGCACGCTTCATGTGTCTGTCGAACTTGTCATTCTCTACCAACCTGCGCTGGCGAGATGCTTTGATTAATTCTTGATGTGTCATAATGATGGATAAAAAAAATACTTCGCTTTACTAAGCTCCGCTTAACTTTTATTTGCTATGCTAAGCTACGTTTGGATATAACTTTGCTGAACTCCACTCCGCTAGACTTCACTTTGGTAGGCTACGCAAGGCTTTGTTTGGATATAACTTTGCTTCACTTTGCTTAACTCCGCGTTGCTGTGCTCATCTTCACTACGCCAATCTTTACTCCGCTTTACTGTTCTGTGCTACGTTGGGATATAACTTCGCTGTGCTGTGCTTAACTAAAGTACACTCTACAACGCTCTGCTGAACTGAACCGTGCCAGACTTTACTTTTCTATGCTTCATTTTATTTCTGTGATACTATATCGTCCATAGCACTGCCGATATGTTCCGATGCCGTATCGCAGTCCAGCATTCGTCATAGCCAGCCAAACCTCGCTCTTGTTCAGCTGCATCTCGTCAAAGTGCAACTCACCTTCCAACGACCATTCAGGGATAATCATGCGGGCCGTCACGATCTTCGACTTCATGATTCCGACAGGACGAATGTCAACGTAAGTCTCGCTGTGGTTCTCCCAGAGCTCTTCAGGTGTGCAACCGTTATCGGCAAACTTCAGAATGCCATCGTTGAACACGAACACGCTGCGCTGAAACTTTGCACCCAGCTTGTTCTCCTTCGCACCAGCCTCGAAACTCTTGGCAATCATATTGGCTGGCAGGAAATATTGCCCCTTGTTGTTCCAGTAGCAGCTGGCCAGGAACTTCAAATGGAAGATTTCGTTCTGGTCTTCATCGGTCTTCTTGCGCTTTGATGTCAGTGCGCTGATGGCCTTTGTAAACTCGTTCATTGGATTAACCGTCTGTGGGTTGTTGAGCATGAGGGGACAAGTGCCTGTCATGCGGAATTTAATACTTTTCATAGTTCCTTTGCTTTTGTTGATAAAAAAAATATGTTTTACTCTCTCTTGTTAATACGGTACTTCTTCATCACACGGCTTGTCAAACGGCAGCGCCTCTGATGTATCGTTCGGCAGCTCTTTGAGTCCGTTGTAGTGGTATTTCTTTTTGTCACTCTTATAGATGATGCCTTTCTCAGCTGCAATGTTAATCAGGTCGCCAGCACGTCGCCCGCTTACACTCCTACGCAGATAGCGTTCAAGTTCGGTGTATGTCGCGCCTGCTGATGTCCAGTTGAAGGCTTTCAGTCGTTCGTCTGCCTCCTTGATGAATTGCATCTCCTTGGAGTCAATGACCTTTGCGCCGTTCTCTTCAATCTCCACAGGCTGCCCCCAGCCTCCGGCGTTGGTGACGTATTGGAAGAGCCAATCGGCAACGTCGCGGCCACGGGCCTTGTTCTGCTTCACCCTGAAGTAGATGTCGGGCAGGTCGGGTCGCTGCTCGTTTGGCTTCAGGTCGCATTGCTTCACCTTAATGACGGTGAAGATTTCCGACACCTTGCGCTGGGTGATAGATCCGAGCGTACCGACGAGCTTGTCCACCATCGGGTTCTCATGGAGCACCGCCCAGAGCGAGGTGTCATAGTGGGTGGCCAGCATCATGCACTTGCGGATGATGGGCTGACACTCCTTTTGGTCGTTGTAGTCCTCCACGATGTCGAGCATGCCGTCCAGGAAGATGTCTGTCGGTTGCATCTGCCAAATGGCTTTCAGTATCTTGCGCCATCGGTCTTTGGCCAGCTCGGTGTCACGTAGTCGGAGAATCTTCAGGTGCTCCTTGGCATCTTCCTTGCTGACTCCCGACATTGATATGACGCGGTTCTTGAATCCGATGGTGTCATCCTCGCCCTGCTCGGTATCAACGTATAGGATGCGCGTAGGCAACTCGTGAAAGTCTTCCGAGCCATTCACCTTGTGTCCTACCTTTCGTGCAATGGTGTTGCCGAACCTGCCTCCGAGCGTTGCCGCTATCAGCTGCGCCATGAGTCCCGTCTTGCCGTTGCCCGGCTTGCCGCTGATGATGTGTATCTCGCCCACGTCAGCGAACGGCACGCCCTCTCGCTCCATCGTGTAACGTGGCGGTCGATATGGCTTGTCGAAGTCGAGAAAGTCGCCCGATATGTCAGCATCGAACCAATCGTCACCTTGCAGGAAGTCTGGCTTCGGCGGTTGCGGTTCCATCGCTCCCGGCAGTGGTATTTTGTTCTCTTCGTTCATAGTTCCTATTCTTCTGTACACCGCAATATCATTGCGGTTATCTTTATTCGTCGCGCTTGAAGGTGAATCCATCCTTGATGCAGTTCTTTTCGAACCTCTCGCTGCGGTTGGTCTCATCGTCGTAGTAAATGACGTAGCGGCCTGGCTGACCCTCGCTGCAATCTTCATCGAGCAGATAGCCATGTAGCAGCGCATTGGAGCGATGACATATCTGTGAGCGTGTATAGGGTTTCATAACCAAGTTCGTGAGGTTGGTTTTTCGTTCAAGTCCGTAGATCATGCGTCGTTTCTCTTTATACACCAATTCTCGTCGGTTTTTAGAGCGCATCTCCATCACGGACTTATACCTTTCAGGGTCGCGCTTTTTCAGCGCCCCGAAAGGTGAATCTCGCAGTCCTGCATGAAACTCTTCCCACCGCTTGCGTGTGCCTTCCAGTGTCGCGTCTGATGGTGGGTGTCCTCGCTTTCTGTCGTAGCAACCATTCTTGTGGTTGGCCTTAGTCATTGCTTTCGTCTGCCGCTGCTTGATAGCCTTCATCCCGGCCTCGCTCTTCTTCAGGTTGTAAATCCTTGCAAAGTCGCTCAGCTTTCCTAAGCCGATGCCCATTGCCTTGGCCAGTCGGACGTTCTCAGTCACAGGAAACCAACGCCGCAGCCATTCAAGCTGTTCGTTGTTCAGTTCCTTGCGTTGGAACCTTCCTTTGCTTTCAATCTTTCCAGGAAATGCTTTCATACTAACACCTCAAAGTCTTTAGTGTGAATATTGTCAAACAAATGCATCTCACTTGGCATTGTACTCAGCCATTGAAGCACTTGCTTCGTTTTCAGATTGTCAGTGCCTGTGCGGTCTTCAACCATCAGAATCAGCTTGTACCACCAGTCGCTCTCCGTGGCCAGGTCGCCGTCGCGCTCCGAGTGGCGGGTGTCGCGTGTGGCCCGTTGTGCCCATTTGCGGGCGGCGTTTACCAACTTCCGCAGTTCCTTGAAGTAGCTGCGGTCTCGGTCGTCGAGCGGTGTCTTAACCTTGGCCAGCAGATTGT